CTGCGGAGCAAAGATGCAGCCGAACGCTGATGACTGGGTCGCCTGCCCGAAGTGCGAGAAGAAGGTGGGCGAGTGGGATCAGGTCGAGTTCAAAAAGTCTGTCACGCTCGGTAAGAAGCACTGATGCCATCACCTCGAGTCTACAACATCCACCACGGCGATGCGCCGGCAGACGCGGTCTACATTGGCCGCGGCTCGCCTCACGGCAACCGGTTCGTCATCGGCGCGCACGGCGACCGCGACCAGGTCTGCAACAAGTTCGACTGCGAGCAGCTCCCGGACATGGACGTCTCGGCGCTGACCGGCCGAGACCTGATATGCTACTGCGCTCCGCACCGCTGCCACGGCGACTCGATCCTGCTGAAGGCGAACTTCCGCGTGCTCGTGTTCGGCGGCCGGGACTATGCCAACAGAACCGCTCTGTATCGCGCTCTCGACGCCGTCCATGCGCGCAGGAAGATCACCTGCATCGTTGAGGGGGAAGCGTCGGGAGCCGACAGGCTGGGCCGGCAATGGGCTGAGGATAGGAATGTCGAGGTCGACCCATACCCCGCCGACTGGGACAACATCGATCGGCCTGGAGCGGTCGTCAGGAAGAACAAGCGCGGCAAGCTCTACGATGCGCTCGCCGGCCATGTTCGCAATGAGCAGATGCTGCGGGAGGGGCGCCCGCAGTTCGCTATCGGATGTACAGGAGGAACAGGCACGGCAGACATGGCCAAGCGATGCCTGGCCTACGGGATCATTCCAGCCACCGTCGAAAGCGCACTTCTTCCTTGACCAGCTGAGGGATGATCACGGCTACGCCGAAGTCGATGACTCCATTCCAAAGCTCGCTGATGGTCGGCCAGGAGAAATGGAACAATGGCTCGACGGCGAAGAAGTTGGTGATGATGGTGGCGATGCCCGCGGCGATCAGCGCATAGTTCCTGCCGAATGCAAGGGCGACAGCGCAGACCCCGAGAGTCATGATGACGTCGATCCGCGCATCGACCCTAAGAAAGTCCATCGCGAAGGCGATGGGTGCGGAGATGCCGAGAGCCGCGCAGCCGAACAGCCAGTACGGAATTTTCCACTCGTTGGCAGGAGGATCAGTTTCCGATGCAACGGCTTCCGGGCCACCTGATGCGTCGAGACTAACCTCATCCAGGTCGATCGCGCTGCTGCCCGAGAACCAGGCTGGTGAGCCACCTCGGTCGAGGCAGTCCCACATCTGATCAATGCCTGTGGTCAGGCGTGAGTAGCTGCGGGAGATCAGCAGGCTCTCGTCATCCTCGGACTGGCCGACGAACGTGTCGTTCAGTTTGGAGACCTCGTAGTTCCGATAGATGGTTGTCATGGCACACCTCACGCGGCGGCTTGGATCGGCGCGAAGACGGGCGCGATCGGGAGAGAGCTGACGGCTTGGTCGACGACAAGCATGTCGGTGCTGGCGACATCGATGTCGATGATCTCGTCGGGAAGCGAGAGCCAGGCGGGCATTGAGATCTTACCTTCGAGGGCGTTCCAGAGTGTGTCGATCGCCCTGGTCACGCGGAGCATGTTCTTGGATCTGAGCTGGAAGGATTCCCCATCGGCGGAGACGGCAGTGAAGGCGCTCCCGTCGTGGCTAACGACGTATGAGCGGTAGTCGAAGGACGCTTTCATTTTCTAATTTCTCATTGCGGCCTTACCGCAGGCCGTTCCCATAGCCAGAACTGCTAATGCCATTTGCATCACAATGCAAGCGAGTGAGGCCTCCGCAGAACTACGGTGGCGCCATTAACTCAGGAGGAACTTTTGCCCTGTTTTTCCCGAGTTTCCCGTTAATTCCTGAAGATCTGTTCATCCCGCAGAAACCATACCGACCCCCTAGACATCACGTTGGATTTGCCTTAATGCAAACCTGGAAAGCAAATGGAGTGTCGATGTCAGCCGGTTCCAAATCGCAGGTTCTGCCAGTATTTCCCGGTGTTCTTGCCCGCCTGGCTGCCCACGGATTGGTCAGAGCCGCTGACATATTGTTAACCCGAGTTGCAAACTCCGGTGTAGCTACCTGGATGAAGCAGCGCACCGAGGAGCTGGAACCCGCGGACCTCCGGCAGGCGCGCTGGGACCGCTACTTCCTCAACGTCGCGCAGGCCGTCTCGGCCGCCTCGAAAGACCCGAGCACCAAGGTCGGCGCCGTCATCGTGCGCCCGGACATGACCATGGCGTCCTTCGGCTACAACGGCTTTCCCCGCGGCATAGCTGACACGGACGAGCGGCTGAACAACCGCGAGGTCAAGTACGACCTGGTCGTTCATGGCGAGATCAACGCCATCCTGACCGCCCGCGAGCCGCTGCACGGCTACACGCTCTACACTTGGCCTTTCATCACCTGCAAGCGCTGCTCTCTCCATGTCATCCAGGCTGGGATCAAGCGCGTCGTCGCCCCGGAGCTGCCAGACCATCTGAAGGAGCGTTGGGCCGCCTCGGTGCGGGACGCTGGGCAGCTCTACGACGAGGCCGGCGTTGACTGGGCTCTGATCAGCACCGCGGAGGGGCAATGAAACTCGGCGACTGGCCGCTGCCATACGTCCGCGTGCAGTGCTCGAAGTGTGACCGTGAGGGCCGCCTCAGCAAGGAGGGCCTGATCGAGCGCTTCGGGCCCGACCGCGAGATGTTCGTGGTCCGGGAGAAGCTGACGCAGCCCTCCTGCAAGCGTCCGGACAAGAAGCAGCCGTGCCAGTCCACTCTGCCAGACGGCGTGCTGGTTCAGGCGATCCTCGCGAAGACGGACGACGAGGTCATCGACAAGCGCCTGCTCGACGAGGCGAAGAAATGGCGCTGACGCCCATCTTCATATCCCCGTCGCTCTACGACGAAGCCGAAAGGCAGGGCATCGACATGGCCTGCTTCGAGAAGACCAAGCCGATCCCCATCCACCCCGGAGAATATCGCTTTGAAGATCAACGCACACGTACTGGAAGCCAGCGACAGGGGCGACAAACTCGCAGTCACCGCTCAGGGCAAGGCGCGCGGCGCCGCTGAGTGGCAGCCGTTCATGAGCATCCTCGTCAATGTGCCGATGACAGATCGGAACAAGCGAGCGTTCTACGTCGGCCGCGAGATCGAGATCGAAGTGAGGCCGTGCTGATGTTCCCGTCCGACAAGAACCTGAAGGCAAAGCAGGAGCGCCCGATCGAGCCGTGGCGCGACCGCGAGAACTACAAGACCGGCAAGCTCACGAGTTGCCTCCAGTGCAAGGCGTCCTGCCGCAAAACCCACTGGGGCGCGTGGTGCTACGACTGCAACGTCGCCCGCATCGATCGGATCAACAAGACCTTCGCCGACCTGGTGAAGTAACCCCATCAGCATCGACGGGATACGTGTGTCCTGTCGTTTGCTTGAATGCAAATGCGAGCAGATGAACGATAACTTCGCACTCCATCCCTTGAAGCGCAGACACTACGGCCTCGCCAAGATCGATCCGCCGTGGGCGTTCAAGACCTACTCGGCCAAGGGCAAAGGCAAGTCCGCCGAGCAGCACTACGACACGATGACTCTCGACGACATCTTCAAGATGCCGATCGAGGAGCTGGCGCATCGCGACGGCATGTGGGTTTGGCTCTACGCCACCGCGCCGATGTACGACCAGGCTCGCGCCTGCTTCGACAGATGGAACGTCAAGTACGTAACCCAGGGCGTCTGGGTGAAGATGACCAAGGACGGCGAGAAGCCGACCTTCGGCACCGGCTACGCGCTGCGCAACTGCCATGAGCCATTCCTGATCGGGAAGGTCGGCAAGCCGAAGATCCACGCCCGCAACATCCGCTCCGCAATCCTTTCCCCGCGCCGCGAGCACTCGCGCAAGCCCGACGAGGGCTACGTCGAGGCCGAGAAGATGGCCGGCCCGTATCCGATGGCCGACATCTTCAGCCGCGAGCAGCGTCCCGGCTGGGACTCCTGGGGCAACGAAACCTCGAAGTTCAACCCCCAGCAGGAGATCGCAGCATGACCCAGAAGATCACGAACATCAGCGTGGTGCGCGCCGGCCCGATCGGGTTCGCCGCAACGAAGATCGAGAACGAGGGCGAGCAGCCCAACATCAAATTCCGAATGGTCTTCGGGGACACCGTCCTCGCAGACATGGGTGAGGAGGCTGCGCGCTTCTTCATCAGCCGTGTGCAGGAGGCCTTCGCCATCGAACGTGGTGACGAGTGGACCCGCCTGCCCACCTACGCCGCGGTCGAAGCCGACCGCCAACGGATCGCTGCCCGCAACGCGGCGGTCTGATTTACCTCAAACGGAGCTACCAAAAATGAAAACCCTGAGCACGGCGCTCGTCGGCGCCGCGATCATCGCTTTGTCTTTTTCGGCCGCTGAAGCACGTCCAAGGCATCATCATCACCACCACGCTCGCGTGGCCAAGATCAACGTCACAGCTCCCCAGGAACACTCGTTCTTCGGCGACCTTCAGAGCGGCATCAGCGCAGGGGTCGGCGTCGTCGACCGCGCCCGCCAGTTCGTCGGCGAGACTGCCAACCAGGTGGGCGTTCGCAGCACCCTCTGGTGCTCGGCGTTCCTCCGCAAGGTCACGGGCGCCCAAGACGTCGATGACCGCGCCCTCTCCTGGGAGAAGCACCAGCGCATCGCCCCGCAGGTTGGAGCAGTCGTGACCATGGGCCGCCGCGGCGGCGGACACGTCGGAGTCGTCTCCGGATTCACTGCCAAGGGTGACCCAATCGTCATCAGCGGCAACCACGGCGGTCGAGTGCGCGAGGCGGTCTATTCCCGCAGCCGCATCCGCGCCTGGGTCTCACCGTCATAAGGAGCCCGCAGTGAAGTTCACAACCGAAATGCTTCGGGATGGACTCCTCCGCAGACACAAGCCTGGCGCCGTCGCGCGCCAGGAACTGCGGATCGGGTGCGGGTACGCGGGCGGTGCAGACCGCTCGATCGACCTGTGGGTCATCGAAGCCGCAGCCACGAAGGGCTGTCCTGCCACGAGCTACGAGATCAAGGTCTCGCGCTCCGACTTCCAGAAGGACGTGAAGCAGCCGCTCAAGCAGCGCGGCGCGCGGCTGTTCTCCGACCAGTTCTACTTCGTCACGCCACCTGGGCTGCTGCGGCCGGAAGAGATCCCGGATTGGGCAGGCCTGCTGGAGCCGTCGTCGAAGACGAATTGGCTGCACTGGCCCACCTGGCGCGAGGTCGTGCCGGCTCCGATCCGCTCGAAGGACGCGCCGAGCTGGCCGTTGGTCGTCAGCATGCTCCGCAAGGAGCCAATCATCGTCCCCGGCGAGATCGAGCCGGAGGTCAACATCACCGTCAGCGGTTCGCTCGACATCGACTTCGATGCCGTCGCCGCTGAAATCGCCCGCGAGTGCTCGGAGGCAGGTTGCTGATGCCCATCATCAGACAGAAGTGGATCGACCGCAAAGATCTGAAGGCGAACCCGGACAGGTTCTACGTCTTCGGCGACAACGTCGAACGCCGGGGCTACGGCGGGCAGGCAGCGCAGATGCGCGGCGAGCCCAACGCGATCGGCGTCGTCACCAAATGGAAGCCCAGCATGGCTCCTGGGGCTTTCTTCGACGACAGCATCCAGTGCCAGATCCTCGTCTTGCAGGATCTGCATGTCGTCCAGAAGGTGCTCGATGAGGGTAAGACGGTCGTGGTGCCGGAGGATGGCATCGGTACCGGTCTCTCTCGCCTGCATGCCACGGCTCCGAAGCTCGACCACAAGATCAAGACGTGGTTCGCCGAGCGAGAGAAGCGACTCGGACTCGGGTTCTGCCCGACCTGCGGGGAGCCCGGCAACATGATGGAGAAGCGTCCGAACGGCGACACCATCTGCACCGAGGGCCACAAGCACCCGTCAGTGGAGTTCCGCTGATGGGGCCGGAGCAACAGCGACTGATGAATCGGCTCTTCAACGATCCGACCCGCAAGGTGCGCAACTTCAAGATCACCCCCGGCGACAAGCCCTCCACCAAGGAGGAGCTGTGCGCCGAGATCAACAAGGCGATGGACGAAGTCGAGCGGCGGCGCGCTGCCGGCGACCGCGGCGATGGCCCTGTTCGCACGAAGAAGGCCCCCGTCGACGTGCGGGAGCTGGTCAAGAACCTGGAGGCCTGAATGCCCTTTCGACCTCGACCGGTTCCGACCGCCGAGCAGCTCGCGCGCATCGAGGCCGGCGACATGTACCGCGCGGGCGGTGATGTCGTCTGCAACGTGTGCGGCAAGCTCTACTACGACCATCCCTACTTCGCGGAGCCCTACGAGTGGCTCACCATCAAATGCAACGGAGACATCGTAAAGCTATGAGAAACGGCGAGCACCGAAAAACTGTCTACGGGTATCCCCTCTGCGACGTGATCAAGATCCTGGAGACACACGGCTACGCCGTGATCCCGAAGGCTGACATCCATAACCACGATCTGTTCATCCACGCCCTGACCAAGGACTCCTCGATCCCGGCGTGGATCCAGACGCTGGCGAGCGCCGCCCGGCTGCCGCGAGAGTCGCGCCAATGAATGTCTACGAGATCACCTTCGACGGCATGTGGCTGGGCGGGAAGTCGATCGTCATCGCGGAGTCCGAAGCCCGCGCGCTGGCAATGGTCAAGTTCGACCTGACCGAGCGGAAGATCAGCACGAACGGAATCCAGGTCGTGCGATCCGCACCCCACGACAAAGAACAGATCGTCTATCTCGACAGCGGGGACTACTGACGCCAAGGCGCTGGGCGAGCTGGAGTCCTCCGTGATCGGCATGACCAAACGGTGGTGGGTCAGGCCAAAATAAATCTCGAAAATCTCTTTCGAGGGGCTTCCATATAGCTCACTTAGGGTATTGGCACGGACGGGGCGTGAATGCTCCGTCCGGATGCCTCACCCAAAGAGGTTCTTATGTCTGTTACCCTTCAAGCTTTCCTTGTCGTCTTCCGCCAAGTCCGCTCCCGCAACCTGATCAACATCGCCGCAGAAGAGGAAATCCCGGCCCTCGCCGTGTTGCAGAAGGTGATCCGTGACCACTTCGGCATCCTCACTGACGGTGAGCTGGCAACGGCCGGAAAGGCCGTGCGCATCGTGGCTGAGGAGCTGGGGCACCCGCACCTGCGGTACAGCGTCCCGTTCAACGTCCCCGGCGCGCAGCACGGCAGCGGTTCGACCTACCGCCACTAACGACGAAGGCCCCGCGAGGGGCCGTTGCCTTATTCGTCTATCAGCTCTTGGATGAGCACCGCCGCCTCACGCCGCTTGGCCGTGTACTTCGCGGTGTGAGACCTGTAGATGGTCCACGGCTCATCGTTGGGCTGGTAGATCATCGAGTCCATGTCCATGAGCGCGCTTTTCAGCGCCAAGAGCAGGCCCTTGCGGTCGAGCTTCTCCTTCACCGGCTTCGGCAACTCGTCAGGCATCGCGTACGCACAGTCGGCGCAGATGATCGCCCGCTTGGCGCCGATGAAGCTGGAATCCTCCAGCTCCCGGCACAACTGACCGACGCAACGGCTATGGACGTACTCACCTGGAGCCCATCCATGCCGCTGCGGCCTGTCGTCATGCTTCCATTTGAGCCCGAGCCCAGCCATTAGCGGCTGAACCCGGTGGCGAGTGCGAGGCCGTGCGCAGCCGCGATGGCCTGCCGCGAGTGCTTGAAGCTGATCAGCTGCGTCTTCTCGAAATACTTGGCCATGGCCGCATCGAGGTCGCGGTACATCGTCTCCACGTCCGCATCGTTGTGGATGATGAAGTCAGGCTTGATCAGGTCGATGCGCTCGCTGGGATGCACGCCCCACATGATGCCGAACTTGCTGTAGAGGAACTCGCCCAGCTTGTTCTTGAACTTCGCCGGCTTGGTCCCCGGACGCTTGATCATGATCACGAAGCCGCCGAGCTGGCGGATCGCCGCGGCCTCATTCGGGAAGCGCACGGAGTCGTTCATCACGGACTCGCCATCCTTGACGCCGGCAGCCCAGGTGTTGGCCCAGAGGTTCTGGTTGATCATCTCGCGGCCCCACTCGGTGCCGATCGTGATCTGCGCGTAGCGCGAGGTGACGCCCAGGCACGGGATGACCTGCTCCTTCTTGGCGCCCTCCAGGTATTCCGTGATCTCGTCCGACGACATGCCGTTCGCCTGCAACAGCACGGCGAGCATCGCCCGCAGCGGCTCGGCGATGTGCTTGCGGCGGATGCCGTACTTCTGCTCCAGGTACAGCGCCGCCGTGGTCTTGCCCGACTGCGCGAAGCCTGAGAGTCCTACCACTACCGTCATTTGTCTTCTCCTCGTTTCAATTCAAGCAAATCAGCAGGCAAGCAGCTGCCGAGTGACGTCTGCTGCGTCCCAGAGCGACGGGACGCGGAAGCCGATGCAGTCGTTGAGCATCGCGTGCTCGTGCGGATTGGAGCCGTCCGGCTCGATCGCTGCGACGATGGGTTTGCGCAGCGAGTCGGCCCAGGCGATCTCCATCACGGTGCCGATCGATACGGTCTTCGCGCCGAGCAGGTTCACCAGCAGCACGTCGCAGCGCATGGCATCCCAGCGGTCCCGCGTCGTGAGGCCCTTGGGCATCGACATCGGAGACTCGAGCCGCGCCGTCTCAGCGGCGGCGTTCGTGAAGGTGCCGACCTTCCGCAGATGCTCCTGGCTCCGCAGCGGGTTCAGCGTCTTGATCCCGAACTGGCGCAGCAGCTCCTTCGCTGTCTGGCGCCAGTCGGTAGCTCCATCGAAGTCGAGCCCGGAGATCGGGCCCGCCAGGTAGACGAGCGGCTTCATAGTTCCTCCTTTTGCATTCATGCAAACGATCAGGCAGCGAGAGACGGCGCAGGCACGCGCACGACCCGACGCCCCGGCCGCCACTTGCCCTTCTGCAACGTCAGCAGCGAGCGCTTGCCGTCCGGGTACTGGATGATCACGGTGACCGCCCAACCCGACAGGCCCTTGTTGTAGCCATGGCGCAGGTTGATGACGCCGGCCACGTACACGCCCTCCATGATCTCGGGGCTGTGCTTGTCGCCGATCGACATCTTGCGCCCTGCCCGCGCAAAGCCTGCCACCGTACCCTTGGCGCCGTTCGCGCCGCGGAAGCCGTGGTTGCCGACCTCGATGCCGTCGATCAGATGGCTGTAGCCGTCATGGCACCAGACCACCCGCTCGCCGAGCTGCGGATACTTCAGGCGGATGGCGTGCTCCAACGTTGAGAACCGCGGCACCGGCTGGTCATTGTCGATGGCGATGGAGCGCCGCTCGACATAGTCCAGGTAGGCGTCTTCGAGCTGCATGCCGAAGCGGACGTTCTTGCCGTCGTTTCGGTACCGGCCTTCTCGGGCGTACTTCTCCAGAGCGATGTCGTGGTTGCCTTCCGCAACGACGAAGGTCCGGTCGCCAACCGTGACCATCGGCATCAGGTCGCTCAGGCCGACCGCCGTCAGCAGGAATCGACCGCACTGGTCGACCTCCTCCTCCACGCTGTCACGGCCTCGGATGGCCATCTCGTAGCTGTAGGCGTTGTCGTGGACGTGGTGGTGATTCCGCGCTTCGTTGTCGAAGATGTCGTGGCCGATGAGGTTCTCGGGATCGAGAACGTCGATCATGCTGTTTCGATACTGCGACCGGCCGCCCCGCATGTCCCACCCGAAGATGGCCATGCAGTTCGCCTGATCCATCTTGCGGACGTGCAGATCCGGCAGCGTGACCGCACGAGCCCGATGGCCCGTGGTCACCTCTGCGTTCGCCACGTAGGCGTCGAGGTCGTAGAACGCCCCGGTGTCGTCGTCAGCCGTGATCTGCCGGCAGAAGACGTCTCCGTCCTCGTCGAACTGCACGACGGTCGCGCCCACCACCTGGTGGAACAGCGACTTCACGCCCGCCTTGCGCGGGATGATCTTCGGCCGCGTGCAGGCGCCCGACGTCATGACCTGATGGGCCTGGACGTTGGGGTCATTCGACGGGACGCTCTTCAGCTGGCGCTTGGCGTGCGGGAACACGGCCCAGCGGCCCCGGCTGTACGTGACCAGGTCGGAGATCGGCTGCGACGCGGTCGGCAGCGTGTTCATCTCGCCGCAGAACACGAAGTTGCTGCCGATCTTCATCTGGCCGAAGCACAGGTGCTCAGCCAGCTCGGGGGCATACTCGCGCGCCTGTGGGTCGTTCTCGGACCACCACTGAGTTTCGTAGGTCCAAGGACCAACGATGATCTCGGCGTCGATGTAGGCAGCATAGGCTTTCAGGTTGACCCAGAACTCCTCGTGCAGGAGCGCATCGTTCTGCGCGCCCGTGAAGATGAAGTTCTTGCCGCGGGGGTCGCGGTACGGCGCGACGCGCAGGGTCTCGACCATCCAGGTCCGGGGCTTGCCTTCCTTCTCCACGTAGCGGTGGTGCTTGGCAGACCAGCTCCGCAGCATTGGCGTGTCGACG